GATGCCGCCCAGATCGGGGGCTTCCCAAGCCTCCAGCTTGCCGCTGCGGTCTTTGGCCAGCCAAATCCCGTCGCTGTCGCACATCAAAGCACGCTGCGTCACGCCCTCTGCGTCGCGCTCAACCCGCAGGGCCAGCACCTCGTCGAAGAAGTAGGGCAGCGCCTGGCCGGTCTTGTTGCCGGGCATCGAGGGCGCGTACAGAACCCGGCCCATCTCGTCTTGCGTCTTCTCCAACTTGGCGCTCATGTAGACGTGGCGGCCTGGCAGGTCGCGGAAGGAGCGGATGATGTCGGCCATCTGCTCCTGCATCGCACCGTAGGCTTGGCGTGGGTCTTTGGTCGCCTTCTTCTCGGCGTTGAGCACCACCTCGGCGATCTCGCTGATGGAGTCCAGCGCCACCGACTGGTAAGCCTTGGCCTCGTCTGCGCTGGTCAGCCAGGTGTAAGCCTCATTGAGCGTGTCCATGTCACTGATCTCGATGTAGGGCAGGTCTGCGTCCTGGATGGACAGCAGGCCACCTTCGGCCGAGAGGACGATGGGGTTGGGCAGCGTCTTGACCAGGCTGGTTTTGCCTGATCCGGCAGCGCCGTAACAAAGAATTTTTACTCCGTTGGCGGTCAGGCCGCCCGTGCTTTTTAAGTTGATTGCCATTTTCGGCACTCCTTCTTGGGTTGCTGCGCCTTCGGCCAATTCCGTTCGCGCAGTGGTTGCTACTTTACCCGCGATCGGTTAGGATTGCAACACCTGATGACGTTTTTTTTTCAAAAGAGGTGAAACATGCCCGAACTCGAAAAGCTCCGGAAGCTGCTGGCAGACCGGAACATCCAGGCTGTGGCCCGTGGCGCTGGTGTCCATCCAAATGCGCTGTACCGCCTGATGGCTGGATCGACCAGCCCAAAGTACGAGACGGTGCAGCGCGTGATGACCTACCTGATGCGCCAGGAGGCCACACACAATGGCTGACCTGTCCAAAGTGCTGGGTGGTGCGTGGGCACCACCACCAGAAAAGCGCATTGCGCCACCAGAAGAACAACTTATCGACGCGATCAGGGCAGCAGGTCTTGAACCACCTGACCACGTTGTGCTCGACGGCAAGCTGCACAGGTTTCGATCGGGCACCAAGGGCAGCGCCAAGGCAGGCGACAAGTCCGGCTGGTACGTGGCGTTCGGAGACGGCATTCCAGCAGGCAGATTCGGATGCTGGCGCATGGGGTTTGAATCGCCTTGGCGTGCAGACGTCGGCAGGCAGTTCTCACCGGCCGAGGAAATGGCCCACGTGCGGCGCATGGCAGAGGCCAAGGCACTGCGCGACGCAGCGCTGGAGAAACAGCACGAGGTGGCCGAGAGCACAGTGGCTGCGATCTGGAGTCAGGCATCTGCAGCCAGCGCAGACCACCCATACCTCAAGCGCAAAGGCGTCCAGCCGCACGGCGCACGCATCACAGGCGACGGCCGCTTGATGCTCCCACTCTTCGGACAAGACGGCACATTGTGCTCGCTGCAGTACATCGACACCGATGGCGGCAAGCTCTACCACCCAGGAGCCGAGGCCGGTGGGAAGTTCTGGATGGTCGGCACAATGGACGAACCCGGCACCCTCTACGTCGCGGAGGGCTTCGCCACAGCAGCAACGATCCACGAAACAACAGGCAGGCCGTGCGTCGTCTCCTACAGCGCCAGCAGCATCGTTCCGGTGACAGGCAGCCTGCGTGAGATGTACGGCAGCAGCCAGGACATCGTGATCGTCGCAGACCATGACAAGCACGGCGTGGGCCAGAAGTACGCTGACCAGGCCAGCGCCAAGTATGGCGTGCGCGTGATTATCCCTCCAATCGAAGGCATGGATGCCAACGATTATGCCCAGGCTGGCCACGATTTGACAGGGCTGCTGGTGCAGCAGACAGGATCGGCGGTGATCGACAAGCTCAAGGTGGTATTCGGCGATCAGTTGGGCAGCGACTACGAAGCACCGGACGAACTGGTCGAAGGCCTGATGACCATCGGAAGCTCGGTGGTGGTCTACGGCGACAGCAACTCAGGAAAGACCTTCTGGGCGCTGTCGGTGGCCACAGCGATAGCCACAGGATCAGACTGCTACGGCCGCAAGACCGACCCCGGCCTGGTGGTCTACCTGGCCAGCGAGGCTCCGGCCAGCATCCGGTCACGCATGCAGGCCATCAAGAAGTTCTACGGCTGCAACCTGGAGAACCTGGCGATGGTGCCAGTCCCGATGAACTTCTACTCCGGCGCGCAGGATGCCCACGACGTGATCGAAATGGTCAGGGCCATCGAGCAGATAAAAGGCAAGCCGGTGCGCTTGATCATCGGCGACACGCTGGCCAGGATGAGCGCAGGCGCGAACGAGAACAGCGGCGAGGACATGGGTCCAGTCATGGCCAGGTTCGACCAGGTGGCCACCGCTACCGGTGCGGCCATGATGATCATCCACCACAACGGCAAGGACGCAGCCAGAGGCGCGCGCGGCTGGTCCGGAATCCGGGCACACATCGACACCGAGATCGAGGTCAGCGAAAAGAACGGCGTGCGGTCGGCCAACGTCACCAAGCAGCGCGAGTTGCCCAGCAAGGGCGAGACGATCTACTTTAAGTTGGAAGTGGTCGAGATGGGCACGACCAAGTTTGGTGGCACAGCGACCACCTGCGTGGCCGTGCCAGACGAAGGGGCCACAGAGGGCGAACAGCCGCGCAAAAAGGACAGCAAGGTGGACAGCCACCGCAAGACCTGGGAAAACGCCTGGTGGGCCACTGGCGCAGAAGAGCGTGAGGGTAAACCATACCTGAGCAGGTCAGCACTGAAGGACAAGCTGCTGTCGGACGGCAATGCGGAGCGCACGGTCCGCAACATGGTCAACCCGTCCTACGATGACAAACTGATCGGCGCGCTGCTGCAGGCCGAACTGATCGAGACCTACGAACACGGCTGGGTCATGGTCAACGACACGCACGCAAGCGTGCTCCTGATGAGGAAAAATTCTTGTGGATAACCCTGTGGATAACATGACCCTAAATGACCCTAGGGTCAAAATCAGGGTCAGGGTCAAAAGTGACCCTAAATGACCCTAGGGTCAAAATCAGGGTCAGGGTCAAAAAGAGGCAAAACAGCGCGGCCTTGACCAGAAACATGACCCTGACCTTACCCCCTTTCTATAGCAGGGGTAGGGTCAAGGGTCAGGGTCAAGGTCGTGATGCAGGGGTCGACAGTGTTGACTTATCCACATAAGTCCTTTAGAGTTCAGGAGAAGGGTTTAGAAGGAGAGCGCAATGGGCAAGATGTACGCAGGAAACCAACCAGCCGATGGCGAAGGATGGAACCAAGTGGGAAAGTGCTGGGACAGCGATGAGGTCGAGTGGTTGGTGTTCTGCAAATCGCAGGAGCACACACCGGACTGGCTGACCTACAAGATCGTGGCGAACGGCAGAGCACGCAACAAGGCCAACTACTGGATGGTGAGAAATGCCAGCACCGGACAGATCGGGTTTGCCAGAGACTACGTCCACATGCGCGACAACCGGCCAGAACTGCATGCGCAGGTCGATGCCATTTTCAAGAAAGTGAGCAAGCAGTGAGCACTACCAACGTGAACGAGATGCTGGCCGGACGCGAGGCCAGGTACGGCAGCTTCGAAGGCCATGCCAGGATCAGCCAAGACCTCAAGGCCGTGATGCACGAACGATCCGGCTGGGACCGGCTCAAGCCTGACCAGCGCGAGGCGCTCGAGATGGTCCAGCACAAGGTCGCGCGCATCCTCAATGGCGATCCGAACTACGCCGACAACTGGATCGACATCGCAGGCTACGCAACCCTGGTGGCCAACCGGCTCGAAAAAGGGGAGAATGACGTATGACCACGAAATCCCACAAAACCAACCCAGCCGATAAGGTCGAGCAGTGGCCCATCGAAAAGCTGGTGCCATACGCCAAGAACTCCCGAACCCACAGCGAGGAACAGGTCGCCCAGATCGCGGCCTCAATCCGCGAGTGGGGATTCACCACCGCTGTCCTGGTGGACGAGTCCGGAAGCATCATTGCCGGTCATGGTCGCGTGATGGCGGCGCGCAAACTCGGGCTGGCATCATTGCCGGTCATGGTCGCTGCAGGCTGGACCGATGCACAGAAGCGTGCCTACGTCATTGCCGACAACAAGCTGGCGCTGAACGCTGGCTGGGACAACGAACTGCTGGCGCTCGAGCTGGCCGAGCTGGATGAAGAAGGATTCGACATCGGCCTGACAGGATTCACCCAGGATGAGATCGACGCACTGACCAAGGTCGAAGACGCAGAGCAGATCGAATACCAGGGCGATCCAGACGAAGTCCCAGAGATCGGCGAGACGCCAATCAGCGTGCCAGGCGACATCTGGGTGCTCGGCAAGCACCGCCTGATGTGCGGTGACAGCACAAACCTGCAGCAGGTCGAAAAACTGATGGACGGAAAACTGGCCGATCTGGTCTGGACTGATCCACCATACAACGTGGCGGTCGAAGGCAAGGCCGGCAAGATCATGAACGACGACATGGGGTCTGGTGAGTTTCGAGACTTCCTGCGCAGCGTCTACGCCAGCTACTACGCAGTCATGCGAGCTGGTGCGGTGATCTACGTGGCGCACGGTGAATCCGAGCGCGCGGCATTCACAGACTGCATGGTGGAAGCTGGCCTGAAACTTTCCCAGGTGCTGATCTGGGTGAAGCAAAGCGCAACCCTGTCACGCCAGGACTTCAACTGGCAGCACGAGCCGATCCTGTACGGATGGAAGGAAGGTGCTGGCCATTACTTCTGCGGCAACTTCACACTGACCACGGTGATCGACGATGACGTTGACCTGAAGTCGATGAAGAAGGAGCAGCTCATCGACATGATCAACGAGATCAGGAACAAGGCCAGCGGCACGATCATCCGGCACAACCGGCCAACGAAAAGCGATCTGCACCCAACCATGAAGCCGGTGGCGCTGGTCGAACGCATGATCGAGTGGAGCAGCAACCCAGGCGAGATTGTCTTGGACCTGTTTGGCGGAAGCGGCAGCACACTGATCGCAGCACAGAAGGCCAACAGGCAGGCACGCCTGATGGAGCTGGACCCGAAGTTCGTTGACGTCATCGTCAAGCGCTGGCAGGAGTTCACCGGCAAGCAGGCAATTCACGCAGAAACTGGACAACCTTTCGCGGAGGTTACGCATGGCGACGAAACCACAGAAACCCACAATTGAAAAATCGGTTACAAAAAAGCCGGACGGTCGGAAAAACAACGGCGGCGCACGTAAAAACGCTGGCCGACCAGCCTTCGAGCCGACCGAGCAGGAACGCAAGCAGGTCGAGGCCATGTCCGGCTACGGCCTGCCGATCGAGCAGATCGCTGTCCTGGTGCGCGACGGCATCGACACCGATACCCTGCGCAAGCACTTTGCCCAGGAACTGATCTCGGGCAAGGCCAAGGCCAATGCGCAGGTAGGGAAAACCCTATTTCAGAAGGTGATGGCTGGCGACACGACGGCGGCCATCTGGTGGTCCAAGACGCAGATGCGCTGGAAGGAAGTGCAGCAGCACGAACTGACTGGCGCGGACGGCGCGCCCTTGGAGTTTGCGAAGATCGAGCGAGTGGTCATCCGTGGCAAAGCCGACACTGAGTGGGCTGTCCCGCTGCTGCAGCCTGCGCGCTACAAGGGCGCACACGGCGGCCGTGGCTCGGGCAAGTCGCACACCTTTGCCGAGATGCTGATCGAGGCGCACATCATGGACCAGACCAGCCGCAGCGTCTGCGTGCGCGAGGTCCAGAAGTCGCTGGCGCAGTCGGTCAAGCGCCTGCTCGAACTCAAGATCGAGCAGATGAACGCTGGCGCGTACTTCGAGGTGCAGGAGGCCGTCATCAAGTCCAAGAAGGGCGACGGTCTGATCATCTTTCAGGGCATGCAGAACCACACGGCCGACTCGATCAAGTCGCTGGAGGGCTACGATCGTGCCTGGGTCGAGGAGGCGCAGTCGTTGTCCCAGCGCAGTCTGGACCTGCTGCGGCCGACCATCCGCAAGCCAGGCTCGGAACTGTGGTTCACCTGGAACCCGGCGCTGGCGACCGATCCTGTCGACCACCTGCTGCGCGGCGAGAAGCCACCACCAGATGCAGTGGTGATCGAGGTCAACTTCGACGACAACCCCTGGTTTCCGGACGTCCTGCGTGCAGAGATGGAGTACGACCGAGGGCGCGACCCGGACAAGTACGCGCACGTCTGGCGTGGAGGCTACCTGCAGAACAGCAGCAGCCGGGTCTTCCGCAACTGGCGCGTCGAGGAATTCGAGGCACCCAAGGACGCCATCCACCGCCTGGGCGCAGACTGGGGCTTCGCGTCCGACCCGACCGTGCTTGTGCGCTGCCACATCATCGGCCGCACGCTCTACATCGACCACGAGGCTTACATGGTGGGCTGCGAGATCGTGAACACCCCGGACTTGTTCATGACCGTGCCGGAGGCCGAGAAGTGGCCCATCGTGGCCGACTCGGCCAGGCCGGAGACCATCAGCCACATGAAGCGGCACGGCTTCCCGAAGATCATGTCGGCCGTCAAAGGCCCGAAGTCCGTCGAGGAAGGCGTCGAGTGGCTCAAGTCCTACGATATCGTGGTGCACCCTCGCTGCCTGCACACGATCGACGAACTGACGCTGTATTCCTACAAGACGGACCCGATCACCGGCAAGGTGCTCCCGATCTTGGAGGACAAGAAAAACCACGTGATCGATGCCCTGCGCTACGCCTGCGAAGGCGTGCGGCGCGCGCAGCCTTCTAAACCCCACAACTTCACACCACTGCCAGTCATGCACAAATGGTGAGAGAATGTCGAAAAATGAGGACTCGCTATGGCCAGAATTTCCAGAGATCAGCAGCTTGCCAATCTGCACGCTGAGGCGCTGGCTGAATTCGACAACATTCAGTCGGCGCTGAGGGACGAGCGCCTGCAGTGCCTGCAGGACCGTCGCTTCTACAGCCTGGCAGGCAGCCAGTGGGAAGGCCCACTCTGGGACATCTACGAGAACAAGCCGAAGTTCGAGGTGAACAAGATTCACCTGGCCGTCATCCGGATCATCAACGAGTACCGCAACAACAAAATCACCGTTGACTTCGTGAGCAAGGACGGCGAGGCGCGCGACGACCTGGCCGACACCCTGGACGGCCTGTACCGTGCCGACGAGCAGGACAGCGTGGCCGACGAGGCCTACGACAACGCATTCGAAGAAGCCGTCGGCGGCGGCTTCGGTGCCTGGCGTCTGCGCACGATCTACGAGGACGAGGAAGACCCCGAGGACGACCGCCAGCGCATCCGCATCGAGCCAATCTTCGACGCGGATTCGTCCGTGTTCTTCGACCTGGAGGCCAAGCGCCAGGACAAGGCCGACGCCAAGCGCTGCTTCGTGATCACGGCCATGACCAGCGACGCCTACAAGGCGACCTGGGGCGACGACCCGACAAGCTGGCCCAAGATCATCCACCAGTACGAGTTTGACTGGTGCACGCCTGACGTCGTCTATGTGGCCGAGTACTACCGCGTCGAGGAAAAGAACGAAACCGTGCGCATCTACCGCACGATCGCTGGCGACGAGGAACGCTACACCCAGGCCGACTTCGACAACGACGAGACCCTCGAGGAAACGCTGGAGGCCGTCGGCTCAGTCGAGGTCCGTCGCAAGAAGTACAAGACGCGGCGCGTCCACAAGTACATCATGTCTGGCGGCAAGATTTTGGAGGACGCTGGCTACATCGCAGGCAAGTGCATACCGATCATCCCGGTCTACGGCAAGCGCTGGTTCGTCGACAACGTCGAGCGTTGCATGGGCCACGTGCGCCTGGCCAAGGATGCCCAGCGCCTGAAAAACATGCAGTTGTCCAAGCTCGGCGAGATCAGCGCGCTGTCCTCCGTCGAGAAGCCCATCCTCACGCCTGAGCAGGTCGCTGGCCACCAGGTCATGTGGGCTGAGGACAACCTCAAGGACTACCCGTACCTGCTGATCAACCCGATCACCGACCAGAACGGCAACCAGGCCGTCAGCGGCCCGGTGGCCTACACCCGCAGCCCGGCCATCCCTCCGGCGATGGCTGCCCTGCTGCAGGTGACAGAGCAGGACATGCAGGACATCCTCGGCAGCCCACAGCAGGCCGACAAGATGGTCAGCAACATCTCCGGCAAGGCCGTCGAGATGATCCAGCAGCGCTTGGACATGCAGACCTTCATCTACATGAGCAACTTCGCCAAGGGCATGAAGCGCTGCGGCGAGGTCTGGCTCTCGATGGCCAAGGACATCTACACCGAAGAACGACGCAAGATGAAGGCCATCACGGCCAACAACGACGTCCAGTCGGTCGAACTGATGAAGCCAACCATCGACCAGGAGACTGGCGAGGTGGTGCTGCAGAACGACCTGACCGACGCCAAGTTCGACGTCAACGTCGAGGTCGGCCCGTCGTCGAGCAGCAAGCGCGCGGCCACCGTCCGTGCCCTGACAGGCATGCTGGCGATCAGCGACGATCCGGAGACCAAGCAGGTGCTCCAGGCGATGGCCATGATGAACATGGAGGGCGAGGGCATCAGCGACGTGCGCGATTTCTTCCGCAAGAAGCTGGTGCGCTTGGGCGTCGTGGAGCCGACCGAGGCAGAGGCAGAGGAACTGGCTGCGCTGCTGCAAGGCCAGCAAGACCCGAACGCCATCTTCCTGCAGGCTGCGGCCGAGGAAGCAATCGCCAAGGCGGCGCGTGCGCGTGCCGACACCGTCAAGACAGTGGCCGACGCAGAACTGTCGCGTGCGCGCACCGTTGAGACGCTGGCCAAGGTCGACATGGATTCTCAAGACCACGCGCTGAACCTAGCGCGTGAGATTGGTGGCGTGGTGGTGGATCAGGCGCAGCCTTCCACTGGCCCGGCACCGATGTGATTTATGCGGTATCCACCCAGCCGCTTCAGTGGGTGAGTTTGATGGGGTAGATGATGAGCAAAACGGCAGAAGCAGGAGATCAGATCGAAGTCGGAGACATCGAGGTCATCGAGGACGATGAGCGTCAGACTGAGCATGTGGGTGATGAGGACCAATCCATCACCGACCAGGACGACGGCGAATCGGACAACGAGCAGACCAAGGATGAGGACGACGAGGTCGTGGTTTCCATCGGTGAGGAGTCGCCACCTCACGAAGAAGAGACTCGTGCGCCTGAATGGGTACGCGAGTTGCGTAAGCAGAACCGCGAGAAGGAACGTCGCATTCGAGAACTCGAAGCGCGGCTTCAGACCACCGCACAGACTGAGAACAAGCCGGTCGTGCTCGGAGCGAAGCCCAAGCTGGAGGATCACGACTACGACACCGAGAAGTTCGAGGCAGCCCTGGCTGATTGGTACGAGCGCAAGCGCGCAGCCGATCAGGAAGCCGAGAAGGCGCGTCAGGCCGAGCAGGCCCAGCGCGACGCTTGGCAGGCAAGGCTGGAGTCCTACGGCAAGGCGCGAGCCGAGTTGAAGGTCAAGGACTTTGAGGACGCTGAGTCCACGGCCCAGGAACTCCTGGACGTAACGCAGCAAGGCATCGTGGTGCAAGGCGCTGACAACCCGGCGCTGGTGATTTACGCACTCGGCAAGAACCCGAAGAAGGCAAAAGAGATCGCAGGCATCAAAGACCCCGTAAAGTTTGCCTTTGCGGTAGCGAAACTGGAGAAAGAATTGAAGGTGACGAACCGTAAGGCAGCCCCACCGCCTGAGCGCACAGTCCAGGGAACTGGTCGCGTGTCTGGGGCAGTGGACTCAACCCTTGAACGGCTGCGAGCCGAAGCTGAACGTACTGGCGACATGACGAAAGTCATCGCCTACAAACGGCAAAAGCGCGCAGCGAAAGCCTAACACTCTGAAAGGACAGAATCATGGCTAACGCATTTTCCAAAGAAGAACGCGTCGCGTTTGAAGACCTGCTCGAAGGCTTCCACGACGCTCTGGTGCTCTCGCGCAACGTGGGCATCTACAACACCGACCAGACGATGATGGCTCGCACCAACGACGTCATCTGGCGTCCGATGCCCTACATCGCTCAGTCGATCTCGTCCACTCCTGGCACCCCCATCGGCGGCTACCAGGACATGACGCAGTTGTCTGTTCCGGCCACGATCGGCTTCAGCCGCACCGTGCCTTGGACCATGACCACGCTCGACCTGCGCGATGCCCTGCAAGAAGGCCGTCTGGGTGAAGCTGCCAAGCAGAAGCTGGCCAGCGACATCAACCTGGCCATCATGAACGCTGCTGCGAACCTCGGCTCGCTGGTGGTGGACATTGGCGCTGCTGCCGGTACCTATGACGACGTTGCCCTGTGCGACTCGATCATGAACGAGCAAGGCGTGGCCGATTACGACCGCTTCCTGGCCCTGTCCAGCCGTGACTACAACGGCCTGGCTGGCAACATCGCTGGTGCTGCGGCTGCTGCTACCCGTTCGTTCGGTGGCAACAAGTCCAACACCGCGTTCGAGCGTTCGTTCGTCGGCATGGTGGCTGGCTTCGAGACCTTCAAGTTCGACTACGCCAACCGCCTGACCGGCGCTGCTGGTGGTGCGACCTTGATCGACACCCAGGCTGCTGCCAACAACTACTACGTCCCTGCGGCCACCTCGACGGCTCCGTCCGGCGAGACCCAGAACGTGGACAACCGCTTCCAGACCATCACCGTCGACAACACCGTCGGCGTGGTCGCTGGCGACGCGTTCACGATCAGCGGCGTGGAAGCTGTGCACCACATCACCAAGCAAGGTACTGGCCAGCCAAAAACCTTCCGCGTGGTGCAAGTGGTCAACGGCACCGACCTGGTCATCACCCCGCCGATCATCTCGGCTCAGGGTGGTTCCGATGCCGAACTGCAGTACCAGAACTGCATCGTGACGCCTGCGGCTGCTGCTCCGTTCACCTGGCTGAACGTCAACACCGCTGCTGTCAACGTGTTCTGGCAGCGCGATGCTCTGGAACTCCTGCCCGGCCGCTACGCTGTCCCCACCGATGCTGGCACCGCAGTGATGCGCGCCACCACCGACCAGGGCATCGAAGTGGTGATGCAGAAGTTCTACGACATCGACTCGATGACGATCAAGTACCGTCTCGACACGCTGTTCGGCGTCGTGAACAAGCAGCCCGAGATGTCGGGCATCCTGCTGTTCAACCAGTAAGCTGAGTAGGACAATGGGGGGACTTCGGTCCCCCCATCTACCAAGGAGAACACCATGCCACTGACCAAAGGCTACTCGAGCAAGACCATCGGCAAAAACATCTCCAAGCAGATGAAGGCTGGCATGCCTCAAAAGCAGGCCGTGGCCGTTGCCCTGAACGTCGCACGCAAGGCGGCCAAAGCTGCTGGAAAGCCCAGCAAGGCACCGGCGAAGAAGGCCAAGAAATGAGCGCGTTGCCCTGCTCCATTTACCGCGCGCCAGGCTCCATTCGGCGTGCCCGTTACAGCTACGACACCATGCTGGCGACCACGCAGCAGCAACTGGACGCGCGCCTTGCATCTGGCTGGCATCTGACGCTGGAACAGGCTCTGGATGCAGCAGGGGAGAGCGCTTCGCGTCACCTGGCGAACCGCAAGGTCCGCACTCGTAAAGTCAGAGTGGCAGCGCCACCAGCAGAGCGTCGTGCGTCATTCAAGCGCGCAGCGAACGCTGTGCAGATCGTCGCTGAGACGAAGCCTGTCGAGACTCCGACATCCGTACCGCCTGACAGCGAAGCACCGACCCGCATCGAGTTGGTGGCCAAGGCCACTGAACTCGGTCTGAAGTTCAGCAAGCGCACCAGCGACGAGAAGTTGCTGGACATGATCACCGAAGCATTGAGCAAGCAGGAGGCCTGACATGGGGTACAGCAAGCGCCAATTTGTGACGGCCGCGTTCGAGGAAATCGGGCTGGCGTCCTACGTCTTCGACCTGCAGCCGGAGCAACTTCAGTCGGCGCTTCGCAGGCTCGACTCCATGATGGCCGACTGGAACGGCAAGGGCATCCGGCTCGGGTACCCAATCCCAGGCAGTCCGCAGTTCAGCGACCTGGACGAGCCTTCCGAGGTGCCGGACAGCGCCAACGAGGCAATCATCACCAACCTGGCCATCCGCATCGCGCCTGGCTACGGCAAGACCGTCTCGGCCAACACGCAGGCCACAGCCAAGGACAGCTACAACACGATCCTCTCGCGTGCCGTGCAGCCTGGCCAGCAGCAACTGCCTGCCACCATGCCTGCCGGTGCTGGCAACAAGCCATGGCGCGTCTACGACAACCCGTTCATCCGTCCACCCGTCGATCCTGTGCTAGCTGGCCAGGATGGACCCATTGAGTACAATTGAAGGAGCCGAAATGCCCACCATCAACCAACTGCCGCTGCTGGCCCAGGTCTCGCCTGGTTACCAAGTGCCCGTCTACAGCCCGAACAACGGCGACGCGCGTCGTCTGCCTGTCTCGTCGCTGCTGCAGTACTTCCAGCAGACATTCGCCAGCCCCACGCTGGCCACCAACGTCTACACGCCTGGCACCGGCTTCAACGTGGCCGTGCCGACCCCGGTGGCGGCCCAGCAGTGGATGCTGATCCAGCCTGCAGGCACGCTGGCCGCAGGCACCGTCACGCTGCCGCTGAACACCCAGACGCCTGACGGCACCGAAGTGCTGGTGACCACCACGCAGCAGATCACCGGCTTCACGCTGGCGCTGAACGGCGCGACGGCTGCCTACGGCGCACCCAGCACGCTGGCGGCCGAGGACTTCTTCCGGATGCGCTTCGTGCAGGCCACTAACTCCTGGTACCGGATCGCATAAAGCAAAGCGCCATGCAGATTCCAATCCTCAACGGCATCTACACGGACAACGGTCCGAACCTGCGCACGTCCTACCCGGTCAACTTGATGCCGGTGCCCAAGAAGTCCGGCATCAGCAACGGCTTCTTGCGTCCTGCCGACGGCCTGGTGGCCAATGGCAGCGGCCCAGGCATTGACCGTGGAGGCATCAACTGGAACGGCACCTGCTACCGCGTCATGGGAACCAAGCTGGTGACCGTGGCCAGCAACGGCACCGTGACTGTGCTGGGCGACGTCGGCGGCCCGACCAACACGCTGGTGACGATGGACTACAGCTTCGACCGCCTGGCCATCGCGTCCGGTGGTCGGCTGTACTACTGGAACGGCACGCTCACGCAAGTGACCGACCCTGACCTTGGCGTCGTGCTGGATGTGGTTTGGGTGGATGGCTACTTCATGACCACCGATGGCACCAGCCTGGTGGTCACTGAACTGACCGACCCGACCCAGGTCAACCCGTTGAAGTACGGCTCGTCCGAAGTGGATCCAGACCCGGTGGTGGCGCTGCTTAAACTGAGAAACGAGGTCTACGCACTGAACCGCAACACCATCGAGGTGTTCGACAACGTCGGAGGCGACTTCTTTCCGTTCCAGCGCATCGACGGCGCGCAGATTCAGAAGGGTGTCGTCGGAACGTTCGCCTGCTGCGTTTATTTGGAGACGGTGGCGTTTCTGGGCAGCGGCCGCAACGAGCAGCCAGGCATCTACCTGGGTGCAAACGCCACTGCCACCAAGATCAGCACTCAGGAAATCGACCAGGTGCTGCTGCAGTTCACCGAAGCGCAACTGACCACCGTCAAGCTGGAGGCGCGCAACGACAAGAACCACCAGCACCTGTATGTGCACCTGCCGGACCGAACCATCGTCTACGACGCAGCAGCGTCCGAGGCGCTTGGGGAACAAGTGTGGTTCACGCTGACCACATCGACGGTCGGATTCAGCCAGTATCGTGCGCGCAACTTGGTCTGGGCCTACGACAAGTGGCTGGTCGGCGATCCGCAGTCCAGCACCATCGGCTACATGGTGGACACGGCCGGCGAGCATTGGGGACAGATCGTGCGCTGGGAGTTCGGCACCATCATTGCCTACAACGAGGGCAAAGGCGCGATCTTCCACGAACTCGAACTGGTGGCGCTCACCGGCCGCGTGGCCCTGGGCAAAGACCCAATCATCAGCACCAGCTACTCGGTGGACGGCCAGTCCTGGAGCCAGGACCGTCCGATCCGTGTCGGCACCACTGGCAACACGCGCAAACGCCTGGCTTGGTTCCAACAAGGGCACATGCGCAACTGGCGCATCCAACGCTTCCGTGGCGACACGCAGGCGCACCTGTCGTTTGCCCGTCTTGAGGCCCAGATCGAAGGTCTGGCGTACTGATCATGGCGACGCAAAAGCTCAACCTTACCCGCGATCAACTCGCCACGTTCCTCAAGAACCACGAGCAGATCAAGCAGTTCGAGAGGCTGTTCCAACTGGCAGACGAGATTGCGCCTGCAAGCGACACCACAGGCATCAGCATCCAAGCAGGCAGCGCGCAAGCAGCCGCTGAGGATGCGCTGGCGCAGATCGTCAAACTGGCGCAAGACTCGGCCATCAACAGCGGCGCGGCAGACCAAAAGGCCGTGCAGGCGCTGGACACGCTCGGCCGCATCGCCAACGCACTGGAGATGCTGGCCACGGCTCCTGTCATCCAGAACAACAACTCGGTGGTGACGGACTACATCGACATGCCGGAGATCGGACCGCACGTCAGCAAAGAACGGCGCGTGCAATGGAACCGCGACGACGGCACGATGGACATCGGCCTGTATGGTGGCGTCGTGCTGCAGGCCGGTCAGGAGTTGCACTACTACGCCAAGAACACCAGCGGAGGCCTGATCGCCAACGGAACGCCTGTGATGTTCACCGGCACGGTCGGAGCGTCTGGCAAGTTGACGTTCGGACTGGCCGTTGCTGATGGATCGGTCCCTGCCGACTACATGATGGGCGTGGCCACGCAGGACATTGCCGACAACGACTTCGGCTACGTGACCAGCTTCGGCCTGGTGCGCGGATTTAATACGACCGGAGCACCGTATGGTGAGGTCTGGGCAGATGGAGATCTGCTGTACTTCGACCCGGCAACGCCTGGCACATGGACCAACGTTAAGCCAGTGGCTCCGGCCATCGATGTGCCGGTGGCCGTGGTCATCAACGCAGGCAGTGGCGGCTCTGGCTCAATCTTCGTGCGCATGACAATCGCTGAGTCGCTGTCCAGGCTGCAGGACGTTTACATCAACGGCACTGGAACACCGAACGACTTTGACGTTCTGCTTTACGATGCCACGCAATCGCGCTGGGAAAACAAACCCGCATCTGCCGTGCAGGTGCTTGAATGGATGAGCATGTGACATGGCATTTCAGAACATCACCCCGACCAAACTAGGCCAGGCTGCTATCGGTCTAGGTGTCACCACCTTGTACACGGTCCCGGCCAGCACCCGCACGCTGCTCAAGGAATTCAGCATCGCCAACACCACTGGCGCACCGATCAATGTGCGCGTGTTCCTGGTGCCTGTTGCTGGCGTCGCAGGAACAGGCAATGCCTTCTTGTACGACGTTCCAGTCCCTGCCAACAATGCGCTGCAGTACAACGGCGTGCAGGTCATGAACGCTGGCGAGACCATTCAAGTTCAAGCAGCAGGCGCTGGCCTGACCATCACGGCAAGCGGTGCCGAAGCCATCTAAGGAGAAACCATGAGCGTCCTAGTAAAAACCCTGATCGCGGCCAAGCAGGCAGAAAACGTCCAGACCACACAGTACACGGCCGTCAACTGCAAGACCATCATCGACAAGTTCACGGCCACCAACACCAGCGCGTCCAACGTGACTATCAGCGTCAACCTGGTGACCAGTGGCGGCTCTGCTGGTGTGACCAACCTGATCGTCGATTCGCGTGCGATCGCACCGGATGAGACCTACACTTTCCCGGAACTGGTGGGCCAGGTGCTGGAGCCGGGTGGCTTCATTTCCACCATCGCCAGCGCTGCCACGTCGCTGACAATTCGCGCCAGCGGCCGCGAGATCACTTAAGGAGAACCACATGGACATGCCCAAGATCATGATGGCTGGCTTCAATGGCCTGCCCATCGACGAGCCGTTCATCACGGCGGCTGAGAACAAGAAGAACACCCAGGTGGTGATCGACGACTGGATGCTCGGCCCTGAGAAGCCGTCCAACGAACCCGGCGCAAACAAGCCGTACTGGATGGCGCTGGCCAAGGCCATGCAGGTCGATGAGAAAGAGGCGCGTCGTCGTCGCTGCTCGAACTGCGAGTACTACGACAACAGCACCATGATGCAGGCCAAGATGGAGCGCATTCCTCGCAACGAGTGGGATACGGACGCTGGCTACCGTGGCTACTGCCACAAGTTCGAGTTCATCTGCCACGACATGCGCTCCTGCCAGGCCTGGGAAGAGCGCGAGTTCGAGCAAGATTGACGAAATGTTAGATTGTGGGAAAATAGGGGCCACTGAGCCGTTCGAGCAGCCAGTAGCTCACAGCCCCTACCAGGAGGATTCGATGAGCGATGTCGCGGTTCAGGAAGTTGCCAAGCAGGCCGGTGTGCCTGCCGAGCACCTGCCTATCTACCGCCTGGAGGCTGAACTGCTCAAGTTGCCCCAGGTCGACATGCCCGTCGAGCACGCCTTCTGCAATGGCCTCTACGCTCGAACGATGCACATCCCGGCAGGTACTGTCCTGACCGGCGCGGTGCACAAAGACGAGTCCTTCTTCGTGGTTCGAAAAGGCACGCTGATCGTCACAACTGACGACGGCTCGGCCCAGGTTGGCCCCGGCTTCATGAGCGTGACGCGCGCCAACACAAAGCGCGCTGGCATTGCGCTGACCGAAGTCGAGGTCACCACATTTCACGCCAACCCGACGAACGAGACTGACCCGCAGGCCATCTGGGACATGTACACCGTCCCGGCACCGGCCCCGGTCTTGGAGGCCGTCCAACATCCGCACCTGGAGGGCAAAAAATGAGTTTTGGACTATCTGGAGCAGCGCTGGCAGGCATTGCCGTTGGCGGCGCAACGCTCGTCTCCGGCCTTGCACAGGCCGATGCAGCCAGCAGCGCGGCTGCCGCACAAACCCAATCGTCTGAGGCAGGCATCGCCGAACAGCGTCGCCAGTTCGACAAAGTTCAGGAACTGCTCAAGCCCTACGTCGAGGCTGGTACCGGAGCGATTGAAGGGCTGGAGCCGTTTGCTGCTGCTGGCGTTCCTGCGCTGCAGGCCCAGCAAGCATTGCTAGGCCTGGCAGGCCCGGAGGCACAGCGCAAAGCCATCCAGCAACTGAGCACCAGCCCTGAGATGCAAGCGCTTGTTCAGCAAGGAGAGACCGCAATACTGCAGCGCGCATCAGCAACTGGCGGCCTGCGTGGCGGCAACGTGCAGGCTGCGCTGGCGCAGTTCCGTCCGCAGTTGCTGTCCGAGTTGATCGGTCAGCAGTACAGCCGTCTCGGCGGCCTGACAGCGCTTGGCCAGGAGACCACCTCAAACCTGGCGCGGCTTGGCCAGGCATCAGCTGCAGGCACCGGCGCTGCAGCCCAAGAAAGCGGCGCGAACATTGCCAGCCTGCTGGCGCAGCAAGGCGCTGCACAGGCAGGCGCGCAGATCGCGCAAGGCAAGGCGTTTGCATCCATTCCTGCAGCCATCTCTGGCGGCCTGGGCATCTTCTCTGGCCTGGGAGGTAAATTCTGATGGCACTTCAACTACCCTCTGGCCCCATCAACTACGGCGTCGACATTCCTGACCCGTCGCAGGCGTTCCTGCAGGCGTTCAAAACTGGAACAGCCATCACCGAGACCCGCATGGCGCAAGAGCAGGCGCAGCGCCAAGCAGAGCAGCAGCAGCGCATCACGCAAGCATTCGAGCGCCTGCGCCAGCCTGGCGCAACGGCCAAGGACTACGCTGACCTGGCGATGCTTTTGCCTGAGACGCAGGCCAAGTCTGTGCGCGAGAGTTTCAACATGATCACGGCCGATCAGCAGCAGAGCGCGCTGAACCAGGCTGGCCAGGTGTTCTCGGCGTTCAAGTCCGGCAAGCCTGAGATTGCTGTCGGACTGATCGAACGCCAGATCGAGGCCAAGCGCAACAGCGGCGACGAAGTCGGCGCACGCTTCCTGGAGACCTGGCGCGACGTTGCCAAGGAGAACCCGAAGGCAGCCGAGGATTACTTCGGCTTCACCATCTCGCAGATTCCTGGTGGCGACAAGGTCATCGCTGGCGCTGTGCAACTGGAAGAAGACCGTCGCAAGACACAACTGCAGCCGTTCAAGCTGCGCCAGGAAACCGCTGACGCCATCGTCAAGGAAGCCCAGGCCAAGTTTGCGCCTGAGAAGTTCGGCCTTGAGATCGACCTAACCAAGTCGCAGATCGAGCAGGCCAAGGCTGCGCGTCGCGCGCAGGATGCAGCGGCGGCCAAGTCCGGCGCAGAGGCTGCGCGCGCACGAGCCGAGGCCGATCAAATGGCGGCAGGCATCATCCCTGTCGAGAAGCGTCCCGAAGCCGAGAGCAAGTTCCGCAAGGAGTACAGCGATCAGACCAAGGGATACCAAGAGGTCAAATCGGCCTACGGCCGTGTGCTGGCGTCCGAGGACAACGCGGTCGGCGACCTGTCGCTGATCTTTGGCTACATGAAAATGCTGGACCCCGGCTCTGTGGTTCGCGAAGGCGAGTTCGCCACGGCACAGAACGCAGCCGGTGTGCCCGAGCGCATCCAGAACATCTACAACCAGGTGGTCAGCGGCCAGCGCCTGTCGCCTTCCCAGCGCCAGTCGTTCAAAGGCCAAGCAGGCAAGCTGTACAGCACGGCGCAGACACAAGAGGCCCAGGTTCGCCAGGGCATCGAGCGCATCGCCAAGGGCTACGGCCTGAACACGGCCAACATTTTCTACACCCCGACCGAGGTGGCACCGACTGCGCCTGCACCCACACCGGCTGCTCCGGCTCCTGGTGCTCCGGTCAGCGTGACGGCACCGAACGGCCAGGTGCTGACCTTCCCGAGTCAGCAGGCGGCTGACGCCTTCAAGAAAGCGGCAGGGATTCGCTGATGGCCACCGACTACGAAGCACTCGCACGACAGTTCGGCGGCCAGGCTGCAGGCCCGGCTCCTGCGCCTGCACCTGCTCCGGCTCCTGCAGCGGCAGCGCGGCCTGTGCCTGTGGTTGCTCCTGTGCCTGCGCCAGCAGCACAGGCTGTTGCCCCTGTGGCGGCTCCGGCTGCTGCTGCACCGGCCACCGACTTTGCGGCGCTGGCTGCGCAGTTCGGCGGTCAGGCAGAACCTCCGAAGATGGGGTTTTTGGAGTCGGTCGGCGAAATGGTGACCGGCTCGCGTCGCGCCACTCAGGCCACCCAGACGCTGCCCGAGTGGACGGCCATGCCGGAACTCAACCAGATGAGCGTGGCGTCCTTCAAGACGGCGCTTGGCACGCTGCTGTCCAACCCGTCCGAGACGGTCCAGATTCTGCAGGCCAACTTCCCTGGCGTGCAGGTGCGCCAAGACGAGAAGGGCAACTTCATCCTTCGTTCGTCCGTCAACCAGCAGGAGTACGCTATCCCGCCAGGCATCAGCGTGGGCGACATTCCTCGCATCCTTGGCGGCTTCCTGGCCTTCACACCGGCCGGTCGTGCCACCACCATCCCTGGTGCTGTGGCGGCCGGCGCTGGTACCCAGGCCGTGATTGAAGCCACCCAGGCTGGCACTGGCGGCCGCTTCGACACTGGCGAGGTCGGCATGGCCGGTGTGGCTGGTGGCGCTGGCCAAGTACTGCAGCGCACCGTCCAGGCAGCCGTCCCGGCCGCACGACAGGCCGTCCAGCGCGTCACAGGACGCAGGGCGGCACCAACCCCTACAGCACCCGCTGCGGCGGCTCCTGCGGCCCGTCCTGCGGATCCTGCAGCGCGCATCGAGCCGACGCTGGAACCCATGCCTGCACCGGCAGCACCGGCCGCAGCAGCGGCGCAGGCTGTCCCTGAGCAGCCGATCGTACAAGCTGCAGCCCAGGCAGTGCCAGAGCAGCCGGTGGCCCAGGCGGCTACCGAAGCCTTCGAGGAAGTCGGCGATCTGGTGCGCAAGGCGTCCGGCAGCGGTCCTGGCTCCGCTGCGGCCAAGGCCAAGCTGGCCGACATTGCCCAGGTCAACCCTGACGCGCGTGCAGCAGCAGAGCGCCTGGGCATGGACCTTCCGTTCGACGTCTTCAGCGACAACCCGCAGGTGCGCGCGGCCGTTGGCCTGACCCGGTCTGTGGCTGGCGGCGAGGCCGAGGCGGCCTGGGTCAACACCGTGCGCAACGCCATCACCAAGGCCGACGATGTGGTGCAGCAGTTCGACGCTGCCTTCATCGAAGGCCGTCCTGCTCCTGGCGCAACGTCGCAGCGCATCCTGGACAGCCTCAAGGGCACGCAAGCCCAACTGGCCAAAGACGCCAGCGCGATCTACCAGCGCGTCGACGAGACAATTCCCAAGACTTCGACTGTGCAGTTCCCGCGTCTGACCCAGACGCTGGACGAGGTGCTGGCCGAGGTTGGCGAGAAAGGCCTGACGGCGCAGGAGAAGAAGCTCTACGAGTTGGCCACCGACCCCAATGCCACCTACGGCCGTCTGCTGCGCGAGAAGAACCTGATCGGCCAGGCCGTGGCAGGCAAGGAGTCGCCATACGGAAACATGGACGCGGCCTCGCTCAAGCGTCTGTACTCTGCTCTGGCCGAGGACCAATTGACCAACGTCGGCACCATCGGCGGCGATGCGCTGCGCCAGGAACTGCGCGCGGCCAATCTGCTGACGGCAAAGAAGAAGGCGCTGGAGAACCGCATCGTCGGTGCGTTCGGCAAGGAGATCGACGGCAGCGTGGCCACCCTCATGCAGTCGGCCATCAAGTCGGCTGCCAAGGGCGACGCGGCGCAGTTCAACAAGCTGATGAAGGTTGTCCCGCCTGAGTTGCGCAAGGAGACCATTGCCACGGCGCTGGCGTCCGTCTCAAGCTCGGCCAGGGCTGGCCAGGAAGGCGCATTCGGCTTTGCCGAGTTCGCCAAGACATACCGTGGCCTGCGCGCCAACCCTCCGGTCTACAAGCAGGTGATTGAGATTCTCGGCAAGGATGCCGACCCGGTGCTGCGCGACCTGTTCGAGATTTCGCGCAGGATCACCGACGCACGCGCTCAGGTGCTCACCACCGGCAAGGCCAATCAGGCGCTGGTGGAGGCGTTGAAGGCCGAGGGGCTGGTTGGCAAGGTCATGCAGAGCACGATGGCCCAGCGCGCTGTCACTGGCGCGGCCAGCGTCATCCCTGGCGGCGGCTTTGTGGCACCGGACATCGTGCAGTTCATGTCCAAGGGCAATGCCGATGCCGTCAAAGCTGCTGGCAAGCTGTTTGCCAGCGACGACTTCCAGAAGCTGGCCATCGAGGCTGCCACCAAGGCCGAGCCGAGCACGGCGGCTCTGCGTCGCACAGCCATGAGCAAGGCGTTCGGGGATTTCGCAAAAGCAGCCAAACTGCCACAATCTCTGGACGCGCGAGTGCAGTGGCTGCAATCCGCTGTCCAGGCAGGGCGTCAATTCGGCCAAGAACAGGAGCAGTGAGGATGACACGATGCTTGCAACCCTTCGCAGATTGATCGCATGGCTGCTTGCGTGGCTTCGATCATTCTTTCAGCCTGAACCAATCCAAGGAGAACCAACCATGATTGCACTTTCCATTCAGCCCACCTTCCCAATCTTCACCGACATCGACGGCCAACCTCTTGAGGATGGATACGTCTGGATCGGCGTGGCCAATCGTCAGCCCATTGGGAATCCCATCAACGTCTATTGGGACGCGGCGCTGACGATTTCTGCGACACAGCCGATCCGAACTCGTGGCGGCTATCCAATCAACAGTGGCACTCCTGCACGCTTGTATGTCAACAGCGACTACAGCATCCAAGTGCGGAATAAAAACGGCAGCGTGGTGTACAGCGCACCTGCTGCGACTGAGCGATACAACGAAGGAGTTATCAGCTCCATCAATGCCAGCGCAGTAACGTATGACCCAGCAGGCACAGGAGCTGTCGCCACAACTGTGCAGGCCAAGCTGCGCGAGTATGTGGACGCCAAAGATTTTGGAGTCGTTGGCAACGGCGTGACAGATGACACAACGGCTTTTGCAAATGCTCTGGCTGCTTTGGGCGTCGGCGTCACGTTGCGACTCAACGGGCTGACGATCAAGATCAACGCTCAAAATATCATCTCGTCAAAATCA